GTTTTAGATACGTTTTTAATAGACGCGTCTGGGCGATATAGGATAACTTCCCGCTGCCCGTCGTTAAGGTAACGAACTAGCTCAGGTATTGGCCATCTGACCGACGTAGTATCTTGCAAGGTATCTACTACACGGCGAATAATTGATTGTGCTGAAAGTGCCATAGTTTACCTCACTAATGGGCGGTTTTTAATTCTCGTGCCACCACGGATTCTTCCGTAATAGCTTTCTACTTTGGCTTGCGCGCTCTGTTTACTTGCTGTTACAGCCATATTGGCGGACAACAGTTCGTTTGTGAACGGCATGTTAGGCATACCCGCTAGCTTAGAAATAGCGCTCGACGTTATGGCGTCACTCCAGTAGTTAAACAAGTCGTTTTCTACTGTAGTAGCAGACCTAGTAGGTGCGTAAGAAGCAGTTACTACAACCTCGTACGCGGCGTCAGGTCTTGGGTAAAAATTTAGCACTAGCTCAGAGTCTGTCCTGCTCGTGTAAAACCCAGAAGGCTTGGCTGAAAGCTCACGATACGAAGGCACGTCTTCTTCAAAAATGCCTGCTATCTCTGCGCCGTCAACAGTTACGCTGAGGACTCTAGACACCCGCATTTGGTTGTTCGGAGTCTCTAGATCATAGCTTTCTAAGCCGCTTACGGTAGAAAACTTGTCTATCTTTTGGCGCAAGATCGAAGAGGAATCACAGAAACTAATGGCCGAGTCTAGAATAGCTTGACGCGCAAGAGGCTCAGAACACCCTATAACATAGGGCATCACGCGTGGAAGAAAGCTGTCTATGCTTATCATAGCTATACCTAGGTACTTAGAGGTAGTGCAATTCTACCAATTATGCTTTGCTTTTACGAGCACTTGTTACTGATTTGTTTTTCACAGGTGTCGCTTTCTGCGCTACTTCTTTCAGGTTAGCTTCACTAGCCGCCGAATTATCTTCCGCTTGCTTAGCTTCGGCTTCATTGGTCTTGTAAAATAGCGTCAAGCCTTCGTCAGTTGGCTCCCAAACATGCCCATTCATGCGGGCTATAATAATAATCTTGTTACCTACGGTAACACGCGCTTTATTAGCTAGAATCTCACCGCCTACTTGTGAGAGAAACTTTAAAACGTCCATAATATACTCCATAAATAAAAAAGGGGGCCATATGGCCCCCTTGATTGTAACACTAAGTTACTTACGCGCCAACTTGAGCAACTACGAGGGCTTCCGGCTTAACGACCTTACGACCGTAAACAGCAAGACCACGAACGATGTCGCCGAAGTCAGTTTGATTGCGCAATGGCTCAGTCTTATCAACAGTCATTGCAAACGATACAGCTTGCTTAGTACCAGCAATCATAGTGCGACGTGCCACAGCATCGGTCAAAGTAGCGCCAGAAGCAACGCCAGAAAGACCAGCTACCAGTGACTTACCAGCGCCGCCTTTTGGAAGCAGGTTAGAAACGTATACGTTGAAACGATCCAACATACCGATCTTACCAGTGCGGACAACGCTTGACTGATCGCCAGTGAAGTACGCCTGAGCAATGTTTGACTGCATCAACAGGTGACGGTCGTATGGAGAGATAACCAAGAAACGACCATCTTCTGGAACGTTCTGCTCGTCAAGAGCAGTAGACATACGCAGGATAGTGTTCAGGACATCTGAACCAGATACAGGAACTAAGTCTGTGCCTAGGTTGTAAGCAGCAGAGATAGCACCGGCAGTAGAGCCTTCGTTAGCAGCAGCAGGGCCTTCGGTTACGAAAGAGTTAAAAAACACTTCGTTCTCGATGGAGATTTTCAACTGCTTAGCAGCATCTTCTGTGAACATGTTCATCAAGTCCATGTCGGCTTGATAAGCAAGTACGTCATTCACTTGAACGCCGAAATACTTACCCTTGTTTACCTGCATATCTTGGTAAATAGGAGTAGGAACTTCGTAGCTCAGGTTCTGACCAACAGTGTAGTCTTGGATGCTGATTGAAGGAGCCAAACGAATACGTACGGTATCACCTTGGTTCTTCAGCTCGCCTTCATAGTCAGTGTTAGTGATTTCTGAAAGGATAGTGTTTTGGTAAAATTTAGCCAGCAGCTTGCCTGACCAAAGAGTTGGGATAAACGCACCGGAGTACGAGGGGGTAGTGTCGAATGCGCCACTACCAGTTACGGGATATACAGCAGCCATGATGGCCTCCTAAATTATGACAGAATGGTTAAGCCGTTACACGCCCTTGCATGTAAGCAGCATCTATTTCAGCTTCAAGTTTGTTAGCTTCGTCGAACCTGCCTGAGCTATTAAGCATCGCCGCCTTCTTAAACATTCCCTGAATATCAGAGTTTGTATATCGCTGGCTTTTCTGCGATGTCTTAGTAACACTAGACGCGGTACGAGTAGGCTGAATCTGACGCTCAAGCTCCTGCGATTGCTTAGGTTTCACAGTCTGTGCTTGCTCTACGGGGGCTAATGTATTTCTAAACATATCCACGTAGTGTGCTACACCTTCCGCATCACCCTCTGCAAACGCCTGTTGCGCTATTGAACGGCGGGGGCCTCTTAACACAGGGTCTACGCCATCTAGCCACTCGACCCAAGCCGGATCATTATTGATCTGGTCAAAGTCTGGTACTAGTCGGTGTAGACGACTCTGGAAAGAACTCTCCGCTACCTTGCTCTCAGTGCTTCCGAGCATCTTACGAAGCTCTTCATTCTCTGTGCGCATAGCATCCAGATCACTCTGGAATTCAGCAGCAACTTCTCGCGCGACCTTACGCTGAACTTCTATAAGGTCTTCGCCAAAGTTTTTGACGTCATCATCTGTTACCAGTTTCTCTACGCTCTTAGCAGCTTTTTCCTTAGTAGTGAGTTTAGCCTGTAGCTCTTCGAGCTGTTTAGACATATCCCTAACTTTAGAATGTAGCTGTGGAACCTCTTTATCGTACATACCCTGTAGGGTTTTGTACTTTTGCTTCCAAACAGTAGCGTCTTCATCTGGTTTTTTAAGCTCTTCTTTCGGCTCAGCAACTTCAAGTTCTGGAGTTTCTTCCAATACTGGCTGTGCTTTGGGTTCTTCAACTACTGCTTCTTCTACTGGTACCTCCGGTACACTTACTGTAGCCTCCACTTCCGCTGGTTCGCCCTTAAGCTGCTTTTCTATCGCTTCAATCTCATCAATCTTTCGTTGCACTTGCTTCGGTAAAGCCATAACAATCCCCTTTAAGCTCCAACTCTGCCTTAAGCTCCTATAACGGTGTGCCTATGACGTAATGGTTTGCTAGGATTAAAAATAGCGTCTTTATAGACGCCCCAACACCTCTTGCGATTTCTCAACCGCTTCGAGGAATTCTTTCAAGACACTCGCCTTGCCTTGCAGCCTATGTATAACTACTGGGTCTTCTGCGAGTATCAGAGAATTTTTTACTTCCTCTAACTTGGCCTCGAAGAGATCCAATAGTGGCGCGTTGCTTCCTGCTTTGCAGTTGAACATCGCCTGTACGTGCTGCTTGTTAGGCTTGTGCCCTATAAACATGCTCATTATATACTACTCCCTGACATATCCGTCAAGCACCGTTAGGCCTTGCAGATACCATATTGCTTTCTCTACCGCCAACTTGCGAACCGTCAGGCAGCATATTCTTAGGCTGCATAGGCTGCCCTTGCGGCTGCCCCTGTGCGTCGGCTTGCCCAGTAAGCATCGCCAGTTGCTGTTGTAGCTGTGCGATAACCTGTGCCTGCTGCTGCATGGTGCTTATCTTTTGGCGGTCAGGAACAATGCGGTCTGGGTTAGTGTTAAGGTTCATAGCAGCGTCACGGAGTAGTTCTGCCGCGCCGTCCATGCCCACAATCTGCTGAGCCATGGGGTTAGTCAGGACTAGCTGTAGGAACTCATTGCGACGAATAGCTTCAGCTTCTTTAACAACAAGGCTGCTGGCACCGCGTGCGCTAATGTTAACGTCACCAACCAAATCGGGGTCGTCCGCGTATCTAAGGTTGTCGTGATAAAGCCGCTCAATGGCCGGTACTATCACTTTCTTATCTATGTTGTTGATTACCTGCTTAATGCCTTTTCCGGCGTTAGAGATCAACATAGACAGCCCTGAGCTAGTTCTACCAGCCCCCGGCGTGTGTCCGCCCGTCATATACTTCGGAATCATCGTATCTTCGTCAGCGCGCTCTGAGAACTTCTCAAAAACGGCCATAAGCTCTTGCGCGTTGCTGCTAGGCTGGAAGAAAGACAAGGGCGGCGTACCGTCGTTGAACTCCGAACTCTGGAACTGCCAAATCTTCCATGGGTGCATATCAGTTATGTCTTCGCCCGAAGGTAAGCGACTAATGTTAACACCGACTTGTGGGCCAGATGATATGCCCATGTTGTTAGCCATAGCTCTAGCGGTGGCGTTGACCATCGCCTGTGAGTCTCTGCACAGATCTGCTACGCCCTTGCCGTCTACCGAGCCGGGCTTCGCTTCATAAGAAGTTAAGTAGTAGGGCTTGCGAGCTAGCGGATCGTAGTTAAGAACAGCACGAATAACAGTGCCGCCGATCAACCAAACTTCGCAAGGATAGCTAAGTGCTTGATCTTCAATATCTTCTTCCGGCACGCCCCACTCTACGAGTAGCTTGCCAGAGATGCTGTCCCACAACTGAAGCGCGTCAATCAGGTCGTCAGTGTTAGTAGCCTCGGTGCTGTCCTTGCCTTCAGCGGTAGCACGGGCGGAGTCTACCCACAACCACTCTTTAAGGCCGCCACCAGTAAACTCGTCGAGCACGGTGCGGATAGCATCATCGTTATACCCCGGCACCCCTAGAAGACTTTGTAAGTCGTCGGAGGTCATGCGGTGGCGCTCAATAACATAGCCGTCATTGACGTTCCATGCCCATGGCGCCCAGTACAGGTTGAACGGGTCTACGCGCTCCCACTCATTACGGATTACTTCTGAAGGTACTAGTTTGCCCTCTTCCCACTTCATAACCTTGCGGCGTCGCTTGACTGGGCCTTTCATTACAGCGAATGGGAAAGTAACGATGTCTTCGATGAACTCATTAAACGCCTCGTACCAACCACCTTCTAGCAGCTGGTCTTCCATCTTGCGCTCCATGCGCTTAATCCGCTTGGCGGACTCTTCCCTGTTAAGCTCCATAGCCTCGTCTTTCATGTTAGCGGCTATATCAACTAGGTCTTCTTCTGTCGGCATAGCCCCTGTAGACTGCATAGCCTGCATGAGTTCTTGGCTTAGTTTGGCCTGTAGGCCTTGTGATATCTCGTCGGGTAATTCTGGCTCTGGTGAAGCGTCCATAGACCATGGCTTGTCGCTTCCGCTTCCCAGCAGAGTATCGCGCAGCCAACTGGTTGCAGCACGACACTTAACTGATGTAAGCTGTATGAATATGTCTGACCCGTTCTGGGCGTTAATCTCTGCCTCGATATCTGGGTCGTACTCGCCGTTGCGTTGTCTAACGCATTGCAGCATGCGCTCTTCCAAATCGCGCTTAGAAGATTTGGACACGTCCCAGCGCTTCTTAACATGGGCCGCCAAACCTTGAATGTAGGATTCCTGCTGCAACGCGGCACTACGCTTTTTAGATTGTCTTTCTAAATCCGCTGCGCTTGCTACGGGAATTAAGGCCATATTAGCCATACTGGTGACTCCGAAGGTCGAATAGTGTAGATTGTATCAGTAACACATTTTTTATCAAGTATACACGTACTTCACTTTCTTTACTTCCCTTCTTTGTACCGACGCAACCGAGCCTCGCACTTGGAGGTCTATTATGCTATCTGCGTACTGATTGGCGTCGTGTATGTGTGAGTACTCGTTCTTGTCCGGCTTATCTTCTAGCTCTCCGGTACGCTTCTTTTTGTAGCGATACCCGTGCCTAAAGCCCCGAAGCAGCATAGCGCAGCTCTGGTCGATCAAATACATCGCCTCGCCTTCCAAATGCTGCGATAAAAGGCGCTCTACAGCCTCAATTCTGTACTCTGGCTTGTTTGACGGGGGTTTTACGCACTTATACCCCGCCTGACGTAGTGCGTCCACCAAGGTCATCTCATTTAGCTGCTGTTTCATAAATCCAGCAGGGTCAGGCGCACAAATTACTTCAAAACCGGGGTAAAACCTAGAAACATGGGGCGTAAGTTTCGTTCTGATGAACGTTTCGATGCCCATATTCTCAGAAGTCACCTCACTAAGCGTCAAAACGCGTCCACGCGGGTCACGTTGCTTAAAAATTGCGCAAGGTGTCCGCCCGAAGTCGATTCCGATGATAATTGGGTAGTCTGGAAGCGGAACTGGGAATAAATCCGCCTTCGCTATATGAAATTCGGGTACAAAGCTTCTATTATATACCGGAGTACCAGCAAGGGAACGGCCAAACTTATTGCGGATATAAACATCTGTCCAATCCTCAGTTTTGCCTTCTGCCAATTTTTCATAGTACCCCTCGATAAGGTTGGCAGTCCAATCTGCCTCCTCTGATAGGGCGTCTGGCTGCATGTAGATTTTAGCCGTTGTGGGCGGCTCAGTCATGTATTTTTCCCAAAACGTGTCCGTATCCGGCGCGTTCGTCGCACCCCAGATATGCGCGTTCGGTTCACCCTCATCGTTGACACAGCCACCCCTCGCTACTGACGGGTAGCGACCAACTCGGCCTTGAAGGGCGTTAAAGATGTCTGGGTGGATTTCTCGGTACTCATCTAGGATACCGAAGGAACATTCTAGCGATAAAAGGCGTCTAACGTCGTTTGCGTCGTCCAAACCACGAAAAAGTACCTCACATTCCACATCGTCGTACTTTAAGGTGAAATTTTTGGCTGTTCTCGCGTAAGAACCGGCTACACCCTCCGGAAACCACGTCATAAACGTTGGAATCGTCGCATCCGTCAACATTTGGTTGGTATTTCGTACAACAACGGCTCTAGAACGCCGAATTCCGTCTTTTCCGGGCCGCATTTTACTCGCATGATACGCAATTTTCATCATCGCAGCAGACGATTTTCCCGACCCAACAGGGCCTGAAATTAGCGAAATAAACGCCTCACAAGTCAAAAAAGGCACTAAAGTGGCCGATGGAGTGTAAACTACGTTGTTATCACTCATTGTATGAAGTCCTGCCCCGCATAAACGTAGTCATCTGACTCGTCGAACAGGCCTTCTAGCTTTTTTTGCAGCTCTTTCTCGTCTACTACGTCAACGGGCTTTAAAAAGATGGGTTCTTCAGGGCTATCGTCGCCAATTTGTTCCATTACCTGAACATCTTCATCAGAATGTACATCGTAATGTACATTTTCAGGCACTTCATCGACACATTCTGGCGTTATGTCTATAATTTTGGACTTTATAGCCACTGGCGGCGGGATATTTATCGTGATACTGAATCCACTGCCCGCAGCAAGCGGCGAAATGTCTTTCCGAGGCTTAAGATCACCCCACTCGACAAGGTTCTCGATCATTTTTGCCCGTACGGGTGCAGGTGTGTCTCGATCACGCGCCATTTGATAAGCCATAGGCAATAGATCCTCGGCTAAAAGGCGTGATTTTGCTGCAAAAGAGAAGCCGGACTCAGTAAGTTCCTTGGCGTAAGCGTCTATGTAACGCCTAAACTGGGGGTCTTTTCCTAAATCATCGTATTCTTGCTGTGTTATGCCTTCGCTTGCTAAGACTTCTGTGATTGGCCGATTAGCACCAACCTGATTTCTTGCAGTAGCTAGGGCTACAGAACGCATAAGTGCGTCCGCGTAAATGCCGCTGTGCATAGATATACCTTAAGTTGTCCGGCGAGTTTAAACCTGCTTATGTTTTCGCGCAAGTGGGCGCGTATTAAAATTATGTGGCTGATATGTCTAGGAGATATAGAACATT